CATCTATCTCCTCCACGAGGTTTTTCAACGCACGCTTCAGGGCTGGTGATGACTCGACAAGCTCCTTGGGATCAATGGACCTCTGGTGAGCCACGACAATCTGTTGCCGCTCCACCGGCCGCCCGATGATGTAGTTAAGGGCAAGCTCGGCTGCCTTGATCCTGACTCCATAGTCCGGAACCTCGTAGGCACATTGGGCCTTGCCCTCCCATTGGTGCCTTGTGGCCGTCAGGCCGGTTTCGATGGCCTTGACAATCTTCTCACGCATATCTTCGCGGTTGAAGGCTTGCTCCATCCAGTCGTGGACTTTCATCAGTTGTTGGCTTGGTTTCATAGATATGTCTTTAAGACGACCGAGTTGACCGACCTTTTTTTCCGATAAACACCGTCCCCATCCCGCGAGCCGGCCTCATTGGTATTCCCCTCAATGGTTGTAAGCCAAGGCCCCTGCTGCGCCTCGACGATCCCCGTGTGGGCGATACGGCCTCGCGAAGGAAAGTATATGCCGAAAACGTCCGCCGGATGCCCGGTGCGGCGTCTTTCACCTCCTTTGAGCCAATCCGGCGACCACGCACTTTTGGGCACGAGGCCTGAGAAGCCCGCTTCTCGGAAAACAAAAAAATTAAAAGCGGCGCACCAAGGGTGCCCAGGACCAAGCCCAACAGACGACAGGACTTCCTCAACAAAGCTCCCAGCATTGTTTCCCTCCTCTACCTGACCCACCAAGGGCCGTGCGACGGCAAGGACGGCTTCCCTTGGGTCTTTTGCTTCGGCTCCCTGTACCCAAGAAGCCAGCAGAAAATACGCCACAGCATATCTCATCTCCACCCCAGAAGGCATGTGACCGCGCCGGCGAATAAAAGCCCCCACACGGCCAGAGTGAGCCAGATCCTTTGCTCCGGGCGGATTACCCGCCAATCCTGAACCCACTTTTGAAGATCAATATGTTCGTTGAGGGTCGGCCACTCAATCTGAAGCACCATCCACGCCAGCCAGACCGCTGTCAGGTAGGCCACGGCTCCTGTAACTAAGCCATGCAAGGCGCCGGTATCGTAACGGCCAGCCGTCGGATCAATGGCTTGGATGAGGTTCCCGCCGAACCAAAAGGCCAAAACCCCGATGCCGAGGGAAATTGCCCCCTGGTGATTGCGAATCCAGTTCACCAGGGTATCCCCACCAGCTTGCGAAGCCCCCAAAGAATCGGGCCGCGAGCCGCGAAAATCAAAACCCCAATAAATAGACCCCTCCATATCCAAAGCTCCTTAAGTGCCTTTCTTTGCTTCTGCTTCCAGTAATCGGCCTTGCCTTGGAGCGTCGAAATCTCTTTTGCGTACTGATCGACAAGCTTCGTGTTGTTGGAGCATGCCTGCTCGGCTGCCGCAAGCTGTTCCTTGGCCTTTTTGATTGCGGCCGAAACATTCCCAGAGGATGCCCTTTCTGCTTCTTCTAAATAGACCCATGTCCTGTCAAAAGATGGATTCTTAATGTCGGTGGTGGAGCACGAGGAAAGCCCTAAAGCGAAAGCGAGAAATGCAAAAACTATTTTCATGCGCATGAAACCGACGGGGCTGATCCCGCTGGCAGACCCCCTCCGGCAAGCGACCCTCCGCTGGAACCGGTATCTTCGTTAAGAATCGTGAAAACCCTTGCGTTTCTTGCATTGTCTTGGGTTATTGCCTTTGAGGAATTAGACTTGGATGATTGCGAGGTTTCGCTTTGGCTCTTTATTCCGGATCGGCTCCCTGACTCCGAGCTTGAAGAAACCTCGTTTTCATTGCCTTGCAAAGAATCAGTGGTTACATCGGTCCCGTTGTCATTGATGGCGTCGGAGTCCGAGCTTAGCCGCGAGAGGACCTGATGACCCGTAATGACCTGAATTTCAAATTCTACAAATTCCGGAAGATCTACCATCATCCCAGCTGCTGGGTTCTGCTGGTTGTTTGATCTTGCAGTGGCAATCCCGCGCCTGACTTCGCGCAGGGTATCGCGGATCACCACGTCCAGATCGGTGGCAGCCGCTACACTCATGGATCACCCGGAAACTGTACAACCACAGGAACCCGGAACCGAATCACGCATCCGATGTCATCCTTTTCTGTCTGAATTTTTGACCCGCTCTGGCTTGAGGATCGGATAACCGAAGATGATCTTGACGAAGAACTTGAGGAAGACTTTGAATTGTTTGTGGTCCCATTCGAACTTCCGGTGTCGCTCTGGGTCGAACTTCCTGTTGCGTTTGAATTCCCGGTGTCGGTCCGGCAATTCGCCTCATTGGTTATACTCTGATTAGCTGTGTCAACTGCTTGAAAGGCCATAATTTACTCCTAGCAGGCCGTTGCCCCTGCCGGCACGGTTAACGCACCCATCGCAATCGGGGCACCGGTTGCCCCGGTTTCGTCTTCGAAGGAGGCAATCTGCCTTCCCCCGCCAGCAGCATTCGCTCGGGTCCCCGCACTTAAGTCCAGGTCTGAATTGCTTTGTGAGTTGGACGACGACTGCGTTGCCGAACTACTTTCAGAAGAGGAACCTGAAGCTATTAAGGTTTCGCTGTCAAACTCGGAGCCGGCCTGAGATTCCCCTTGCGATTGGGTGCCCGTGTTCGACGTGGATATGATTCTAGAGAACTCGTTGGCTTGGTAAGACAAAATTGCGTTAATCTCAAAATCAATTCCCTCGGGAAGATCCACCATCATATTTGTCGCGGGGTTGCTCTGGCTGTCTTGTCTGGCCATGGCGCATCCGCGCCGAATCTTTGAGAGAATCGTATTGATGTCGTTGGCAAGGCGGTTTTGGTCGCCATAAGTCAGGGGCATGACGACCATCAGAAGTTTGCGGGCGTCATCACGCGCGACCCGCCTCCGGTTGATTCCTGAAATGCCTTCAGAAGTGATTCAGCCCTGTCCGAGGACTTGCCGGCTAGGTTCTTATCCCCCTTTTCGGGCCAGTATCTCGTTAGGGCAAGCTCCTCAATAATGAATGGCATGACGAACACGTCCAGGTCTGTTTCGTTTATGTAAATCGTTACCGGGCTTTGCAGATCAAAGAGCGATAGCTTCTGGGGGTTGATCTGGGCGGTAAAACGGATTGTGCCCTGCGTGTTGGGTAGCGGGTAAATCCTAAGCAACGCCCTGGCGGATCCGCCCACCGTATCTCCAAGGTTCTCAATCGTGAAGAACTGCGGTTCCCCGCTGAAGTTCACCAGCTTCACCTGGTCTTCCACAATCGGGGCTTCTGCCAGGTATTCTAGCCTTCGGGTCTCATTCCAAATGATGGACCCCTCCACCCTGCGAATAGGGTCAGCAAGGGCGACGGCGTCATCATATAGAGTTCCGCTGAAGAGGCCGGACCCAAGATCCCAAGGTTCCCGAAGGGACTCGCCAACCGCCAAGACCTTCTTTTTCCCTCCAACATACAGGGTGTCCCCGATCCTCGCGGACCCGGAAAGACCACTACCGGCGAAGGTTGACAGCCCATTGGTAAACGTAGCCGTTAGGTTGCTGGGAGCGGAAACAAAGCTGGAAACAAAAGTGGTCTTACGGCTGGACGGAGCATGGATGAAGTATTTGGAGAAGCCGGTGTTAATACAGCTGACAATAGTTGCAGCCGCATCGGCCGGGATGGATGCCGGATCGGCTGAGAGCGTCGTGTAGGACAACACCTGTTGGGCCAACTGCATCGATGTCATTGGCCGTGCCTCATGGTGAAGATGTTGACCACCGCGCTTCCAATCAGGCCAGCGATAGCTCCCAATATGCCGCCCATGGCGGCGATAACCCCACGGATATGCTCAAGGTGATTTACCTTCTTCTGCATATCGGCAAGCACATCCTTGTTGGATTCGGCGAGCGTCTCAAGCCGGACAACCCTGGCGTGGATGTCGTTCAGTAAGTCGTGTTTTGTCATGCGATAGCCCCGGTAAATCCAATAAATGTCCACCAGCCAACAACATAAGTATTGGTAGTGCCTGATGTTACGGCTTCCGTTGTGTCAAAATATGTCCCAGAACTTCCTGAAGTTAGAAATTGTGATGCGTATGTGCTTGAATATGTTGCAGTCAGGGTTTTGTTAAACGTGGTCGCTCCTGCCGGGATGGTGTAGGAGGACACGCCAAGCGGAACAAAAGACGAAGACGCATTATACCCGCCAGCTATCCCGCTTGGGTTGACGGACGGGGGGACACCCGCAAGTATGTCTGAAACTTTGTTATTATTTGGCATGATGACTTGTGGCATACGTTCCTTTCCTTACGCTGATTCCGTAAGGGTTTGCAACGCGCGGTCATACTCGGACTTGAGTTGAGGCTCGCGCTGTTTAGATTTGTCGGCAAAGAAGAGGGACGAGGAAGCCAGGTAGCGGGCTATCGGCAAAAGCAGGGTTTCAGCATAGTTGTGGGGAATCGGAATGCTTGTGGATGGGCTTGCGGAATAGTCGCCTGTGGTGAATGTCGGAGCTTTTAGTGCTACGGCCATATTGAGTACAGCATTAGCCGTTGGCTTCGGAACGACGTATATCTTTAGGGATGTCGCGTCCGCCCCGCTGTCCGGCCTCAATGCCTCAATGAAGTAAGCTTGCGGGCTTGAGTTGGCTAAGGCCGTAAGGGATCCGGCATAGATGGAGTGAAAGGCGTCAAACTCACCCCGGCTGGAAATGGGCCGAAGTAGGATATTGTCGGAAGCCCGGCGAACTGGGCCTATCACGGACTGGATGTCGTCACTTAGGGCGGCGTTGTCGGTATTGGCGTTGACGGTCACGGAAATCTCTTTCCGGGTGTAAAAATCAAGAAACCTATGGCCTTTGGACCAAAGGAGTTGCATGGCCGAATTCAGGTCGTTGAAGATCCGGCGACGCATAATCTCGGGTGCGGCGGCGTTGTTTGGGATGCCGAACACCTCGTAGATCGAGTCAATGGCTTGAGCGACTGTCATAAAAGGTGAAAGGCTCCCACCGGGGTTACCGATGGGAGCCAGTCACTAGGCAATTTAGACAGCCGGGGTCACCAAGCCCGCGTACTTGATCGCATGCGTCAAGACCACGTAGCTCGGCTGACGACCATCGGGCCGCTGATAAGGAGCCTGACCAAAGATGCTGGTCACGTACACCTTGCGGACGAATTCGCCGTCAAAGTTCTCTTCGGAACGCTCTCCATCAAGGCTGCCGTATCCGCGGACTGCGGCGTTGGCGCCCAGCATGAAGGACTTCCCAATCGGAACGCCCCACTTGTTGCACTGGATGATCACGGCACCGGCGGTGATCGCGTTGGCGGCACCGGCCGTGTTGTGGATCTTCGAGTCGGCGAAGGCCGCATCGAATCCAGCGGGTTCAGTTCCACCAACCAGCGTCTTCCAGCCGGCAAGGCTCTTGACGAAGGTTCCAGAGGTAACGGCACTCGTGCCAAGCACGGCAGTCAACGTCAGGCGGTTGCCATCGTTGGTGCTGTACTGGGCCAGCGTGTACTTGCCACCCTGAAGGATCAGGATGTAGCCACGATCTGCACCACCCACCGTCAGCGAGTCATCTGGGCTGAACCGGTACTTGAAGTTAGTAAAGCACTTGAAGTACGACGGAGAGAAGATGTCGCTGGTGATTTCAGTGCGCTTGTTGGCGGCTGTGGCGGATCCGCCGCCACCGATCTCAAACACGGCGCGATCCTTGGCAGCCGTATTGAGCTGCGGGAACGAGTCGGTCAGAGTTGCGCCCGCCGCGTTGTTGGCACCGCCGAAGATGGCGCGGCCGTTGAGCGCGGAACCAACCGGACCGAAACCATCATGGTCAATCGGGTTGTATTCACGGATCACGTGGCCGTCCACATCGACGTAGCCGCCGGTGAAGAGAACGTTGCTTTCACCTTGGGCAGCGGCAGCAGCGCGAACCGCCGCCAAGTAATTGGCATCAGTCTTCAAGTTGACAAGCGCCTCCCCGGTGGATGCCAGGATGTAGCGGTTGATCTTGTTCTTGCCGACGTTGCCCACGAGGGCCGGCTTGGCTCCGCGGGTGCGAAGCTGTTGGCCAGTCCGGATAATCGTGTCGAAGCTGATCGTGTCGGTGCTCACCAGGTCGTCCTGATTCGCGGCCGAGGTGTTGGCAAAGAGATAGTTCTCTGAGTTGCCCTTGTGGAGGAACAACTTAGCCAAACGCTCGGTCTTGATCCGCCCCAGCCAGTTGCCCAACAGGGTCGGGACGTTTGACTTGAGTTCGGAAGCGATAGCGATCTTTTCTTCGGTCCGCTTGTTGTAGGAAACGGCGTGACGGAGGAAGTCCACCGTCAGCTGGTAGGAACCAAGGCGGAAGTCTTCCGTCTTGCCCTGTACCAGTTCGTCGCCCTGCACGCCCTCGCCAAACAGCTGGGACATGGTGCGGAATGTGATTTTGGAGCCCGCGCCTTTGGCAAGGTCACGGATGGATTGAACGGCGTAGCTTTCGCTGGGGCCTTCGAACATCTGGAAGAAGTTCTCGGTTGCCTCAGACAGCTGTACACCCTTCCGCCAGAGTTCCGGCAAAAGCGTGTTATACGCCGTGGAGTTGCTGATCCCGAAATCAGCGAGTCGATTGCTTTCGGGAATGTTTAATGCAGGCATTTTCTAATACCTACCTTTCTTACCCCTGCAAGCCTCAGAGCCTAGCCGCCAGAGCTTGGAGCGTGTCCAAGTCATCTATTTTGGCGATTAGATCCTTCGGTGAAATGTTTGCCGGGGCAGTTGTGCGTGCGTTACCGCTCGCGATTGGGGGTTTGGTTTGACGCGCAACGCTAGATGAGGGGGCCGGACGATTGGAATTGGGGGCAATCCCAACCGCGTTGGCCGCCATCTGGGTCAGCTTCCATGGGAGTTCAGGGTCGGAGATGAGGGGGTTCTGCGTGTCCTTTAGGGACTCATAGATCTCGTTCATCTTTGCAACCAGAGGGCTATTTTTGTCCGAGGCATCGGGGTAGAACTTCACCGCCTTGGCCTTGGCTTCGCTAACCTTCTGGCTGTATTCGACTTGGGCCTTGGACGCTTCCTCGGCGGCATACCGCTCGGATCTGCGAAGCTCAAGATTCAGGTTTTGAATCTCAAGCTCCAAGTCGGCCGCCTTATCAAACTCAAGGGCGCGGATGGCGTCAGCTTTTGCCTTGGCACGTTCCGTGATCTTGGTTTCGAGGGTGGCCGGATCCGCCAGCTTCGCCGTCTGTTCGGATTCGCCCTTTTTGACCATCTCCATCGCCTGGGCGAGTGACAGGTCGGGGTTTCTGGCGCGGATCTGAAGGGCTTTTCGCTCTTCCTCCGACCAGGATCCTACCCGCACTCGCTCTGGAAGAATATTAGCCTGCGGATCGGGAATTTCGTCCCTAACCTCCTCTGGCTTAACTTCTTCCGGTTGAGCCTCGGCCTTGGGGCTTTGCGCCTCATCCTCGGCCTTTGGTTCCGGCTGGGGGGCCGGATCCGTGGCGACAGGAGCCTCCTCGGCCTTTGGCTGCTCTACGGCAGTCGAAAGGTTTTGGATCAGCTCGTGATACGCCCGCTCATCTAGCGTTGCTACGTCAGGTTTGTTGTTTTGGGTTTGAGTCGTTGGTTGCTCGGTTTGCACCGGAGTATTGGTTTCGCTCATTGTCAAAAGCTCGCCCCATGTGACTGGGTGGCAACAGGCTGATGGGCTGTGTGCCGCCCATCCTGATCGGCCCTACCCATGAGCATGGCCTCGATTAAGCTTTATGAATGGAAAAGAATTGGGTTGCGAGGCTACAGGGCGAGCTAAGAAAAAGCAGGGAGCGCCCGGGTGACTCGGGATTTGTAAAGCCAGGGATTAATTACGGAAGCGTAGCCGGCTCATCTGCAAAATTCTACGGGCAGGGGATTCTCAACATAAAAAAAGCAAAATCCTCTAATGCTGCAGTTCCGCTTCTTGTCACCATTGGCCCCAGTGATACGCTTCTTCTTCAAACCGGCGGGCTAGTAAATAACATTCCAGTCGCAACCATTTCGGGGACATTCGCAAACAATTCATTCGTGTATATTTCTGTCGCGTCATCTGCCGGAATTGTCCAGAGTGCGTCTGCCGCAACCGGCTCCCCAAGTTTTGTGCAAACCGCAAGCCAGAACTACCCTCCAACAAGCCTGAATATTCCAATCTACAAAATGGTTGAAATTCCCGGAGTAGGGGGCGCGCCTAGCATAAAAAAGCTTTTACGCCTGCTTGGAGCAAACAATATCACCATTCAGGCGCAACCAGCTCAATGGGTTTGGAGTCCTCCCGACGGGTGCGGAGCAGTTACAGAAATATCGTACGTTTGGTCCGTGTTTTCATGATTTTTCTTCTTAACAGATTTACGGAGATTATTGAGGACGGGCTTCAATACTCTGTTGGTATCATGGGTACGTCCTACGGCAGCTCAAGTAGCCTTGCAGAAAACAGCTCCGGAGTTTATGACTGCACGGGGGGGGCAGGGGCGGTGAACTCATACATAGCGGTGAACCGTGTAACTGGATGCCCCGATGGTGGCACAACCATAATGAATGGCTTTGCCTCCAATGAATACTATTTTGCGTGCGCTCCTCCTGAAAGGACTTCCACCGAAGAAAGCCTTTTCAGCGTGACTGCCGGTTCGGGCAAAAACAGAAGCACTGGATTTTTAGCCTCGGAATCATATGCAGATGGTTCAATTACCCTGATTAACACTAAAACAACAACGGCAGACACGACCGGCTCATGCTGCAGTGATTACAAATCAGCCAGAAGCACTTACACGACGGACGCAAAGTACACCGTTGGGGTTTATTCCCGAAGTCGCACGGAATTAACGTACGGAGACGGCTGCAATCCATATCCAGTCGCATCCTCAAAAATATACAATAAGTGCTGCTTCCCGCGTGTCGGCATTATTGTGGATTTGACTAAAAACACATCGACCTATGTCACGCACTTTTTCTACCAAACCCTGCAATACGACAGAACAAAGCCTGCAAAATTTGACTATATCATGACAGGTGGAGATGTGCATCCCGGGACTATAGCGGGCCTGACGGGAACCAAATACTCTCATGAGTCAGTAAAAATCACACAATTAGATGGATTCCTTGATTCATTTATTCCCGGTGTACGCTCTTCCTCATTTTCGTCGACTGCTTCCAATACCGCTATGTACAAAAGGCCTCAAAGGAAATCATCTACCACGTTTCAAGCCATCGCCTCGGCGACGCTTAGTAACGCGTACTACACAACTCAGACTTCTTACGCCCCGCTGGATGTCGGGTCATACACAACAATCGCCGAAATGGGTTTCATGACGCCAATCCCGGCTATAAAAAGCTACAAAACTTCTGGCGAGGATTTCTTTATTGGATCAGGTGCAACGGTTCGCAATTCGTTTTACGAAGATAACTTTTTTTCAGTATATAAGTATGTTGGTAATTCCAGCGGGTATACTGACAATGGAGTGAATGGGGAAGCCAACGCAGATACGTTCGAATCTTCTGGTGCGTCCGAGTCGAGGGATAAGCCTACCGCTTATATGGGGATTGGCCGATCCTGGTTTAACCTTGGAAACGGGATTACATGGGAACGAACGACCCAGGGGCATCTTTTTGGTTGCCTTTACGGAAATGTTTTTATTACAGGAATTCCGAGTCCCATGATCTTTTGCACGGAAATAGGAACCGGCCAAAGCGCGATCAAAAGCGTGATGCAGGCAAATCTTGGCGTCGAGGTTGGGCAGCTAACAGATCAGTGCCAAATTGCAACTGGGAACGTTAGCTATACTGTTTTTAACACAACCTTCACCCAAAGCTCTGCGAAGGGCACCTATTTTTCCCATAATTATGCCGCCACCTGGAATGGGTCATCAACCTCCTATGTGGCATCTGGATTACTCTCAAATAACACCTCGTTTACCTTTTCCTCCAGTGAGTCCGGATCCTATCTCTACCCAATCGTGGACAGCACCAACGAGCCGGTAATCGTGCCGCCGAAAGCATCCGTAACAATTGGTCCTGGATATGTTTCCTCCTATTTCGACTCCGCAGGAAAGACACTCACCGCGTCGTCAAAATTTATTTCTCCAGTGGCTTCCTTTCTTGCTGACGGAGGTGCTTTTGCTGGAAAAGACTTTTGTGTGGGATTTGCAGCCAGCGGGTATGTTGAAAGCCCAGTTGGGGAAGGTCAGGCCTTTTCCGATTGTGGATGGCTTGGTGATACCGGAAACATCTCCGACGAAAAAAGAGACTATCAATCCCTTGCGTTGCGACCGGGCATGAAAAAGATGGAGTGTTTGTGATATTTCAGTTTTTGGACTCCAGCACATGGGCCTCAAGATGTTTGTATAAGGACCTGGGCTTTATTCATATTCCAAGAACTGGAGGTACTTACCTATCCAAGAAAATGCTTTTGGGTATTTTTGACCCACTGATGTCGAGAAGTTTTGCCGCTTGGCATAAAAACCCGTCTGATGTGAGACACGAAAGAAGGGCATGGTTCACGATTGTTCGGAACCCATACGAAAGAATTGCCTCAGAAATGTCGGCTCTCAGGAAAACCGCAAACGACCTATCGCTGATGAGTCTCCCCGAGGATGGACATTTCTGTCTTCAGGTATCCCTGTCCAGACACGCCGATATTCTTATACGTCACGAAAATCTCCCCTCTGAAATGAACGAAATGCTTGCACGCCTCAATCTCCCGGCAATTGATTTTTCAGACTGGAAGCCAAAGAAAAGGAATGTTGAAGAAAGTGTAAAAAAAATCATTCGCTCCCTGTATTCCGAAGACTTTGAAGGGCTTGGGTATCTCCCTTGAAATCCAGTTTTACAAGCTGCCTCATAACGTACTATGAGCTGGAAACCACCGGAACAAGGGTTGAGGATACTTGGCTCACGGGATCGACGATTACGGACTCCTGGTCGACCCTGACAAAGCTTCATAGCGCAATAGACTCAGCCACGTCTTTTCTTACGGAATCCTATTCAATTAGCAGCCAGTATGCCTCCGCATACCTAACCGGAACCTTTGCCTATACCTCTTCCATCTCTGGAATATCAACCAACACAACTGTCGAAACCACCCTGTATTCGGGTACGGATGAATCGGATTCATACACGGACACAACTGAAACCTCATCGACCACGGACAACCTCACGGCTTCCGTTTCCGGGTCAACGACCAGCACGACCACAACCTCCGGCACTGACTCAACTACGACTTATACCTCGGAGATTGACACAACCGTAACGGCCCAAAACATTCTCTATACTTACTCCTTCCTCTCGGGCACAAGGGGCGTGCTGTACTTGAATTGGTAGGACTGGTAATTCCGCTTCCTAATTCTGATATGACCGGATGTTTCTTCGCCATTCGGAACAAAGAATGGCTCCCACATGATAAACCCATCTCCTTCCGGTTTGACATGAATTCCGGGGGTTGAGACAAGACATCCAATCCTTTTTCCGGCCGGGTGCCATTTATTCCATACCAAATAAAGGTCCTGCGTGCCCATCCCTTCGTAGCCACAGAAGTCGGTAATTCTCATTACATCTCTTCCCCACATGGTGCACCCGAGTCCGCACCAATCGGTGGGCAGAACCGCCCCAAGGCAAGCCGCGCCAGGGTACGCAGCATCCAGCCACCCCCGTTTCCTCCACTTTTTGGAATTAAGCGAAAACACATTTCCCTTTGGTGGGCATTTTTTGATTTCCTCGCGCAATGCACCCAGCCTCTCCAGTATCTCCTTGGGGATTTCACCGGTTTTTTCATGTTTGCTAATTTCCTCTCGCGTCCCCTGCAGATCCTTGAAAAGCTTTTTCGGTAGATTCCTTTCTGATTCTTCAAAGTCCTCGCAAATATGGTTTCTGGGCGTCCCGCGGCCGCACAGAAATGATCCGTTGAAGTAGGTTGCAGCCGCCACGTCAAATCGGTGAGACTCCATTGGGCATTCCAGTAGCCATTTTAGGCCACGATAAGAGTCGGGGTGAATAATGACGTCTGATTCCACGGAAAAGTAAATATCTGCATCATTGCGGATAGCCTCGTCCATGCAGGCCTGCTGAAGGCCGGCAATCAAGACCTGCGACTGCTCCTTGTATTTTTTTCTACTTTCTTGCTCAACCACGCCAGTTTCAATCACCTTTGTCTTAAGGCCAAACGATTCGGAAACCTTGACTGCCTCGGACACTGTCTCGGCTTTATCGGTGGCAATGATCCAGATGAACTCACCCCCGCACCCCCGAATGCTTCTGGCGATTGCAGCCGCGCAGTCCGGCATGGCGTACGCGTAGCTTTTGGTGGCGGCCGTAAGAACGGCTGTTTTCACTTATTCATTGGGCTGAACCAGCTGCCCCGGGATCAAGCGGAACTTGCCGTGGATTACCAACGGCTCCTGCGGGCGCACCCGGGGATCCGGCTTGCCCAAACACCCTGCCGTCTTGGGCCATTGCACCAGTAACAGGGAAAGGCTGAATAATCTGCTCGGCCTCGATGACCCCAAGAGCCTTGAGGGACTGGGTATAGAACAAGGAAACCTTTTGCTGAATCTCGGGCGGCAGGCTATAAAACTGCGTAACCAAGTTGGCAGCTTGAGCATTACTCTGAAGCTGTTGCTCTCCGTAAAAGCGGGTCAGAAGCAGCTTTATGTTCAGCTCCATGCCCTTTACGTCCTCTGGCCCGATAGTGATGAGGCTCAACGCATCCCCTTCGAGGTAGTTGAAAGCCTCTTTTTTGTCTAAGTTCTTGAGCAACAATAAAACCAGCCGGTTCATGATCTGCATCATGGGGGCAAGCAAGTCTTGGACATACTGGCTGAACATCTCTTGGCCCGATGCGTCGATGGAGCGGATCCCGGTGGCCAGCTTGGAGCTTGGAAGGTTGGCAAAGTCCTGGTCGCCGGCGTTTACAATTCCGGACTCAAGCTGAACAATCTGAGTAAAGTAGTTCAGCATGAAGTTCAGTTGGTCATTCTTAGTCTCCGGCAGGGCCACATACTCAACGGCATCCTTGGCTGAAAAGCCCGGCCGTAGCGTGTAGGTTCCGCCGTTATTGAGCACCAGATTAGGGTTCGAGGATCCCTCATAGGTCGCGTCCGGCCGCCAGAACGTGATCCGGCCGCTGGCTCCTTGGGCAAAGTTCAGCCGATTTACCGTCAGGTCGATGAAGTCTTGGGACGACTTGAACTGCTCCACCGCCCCGATCCCATACCAACGCCCGTCAACGGGGTTCACCCGGAGGACCGTAAACGGCCTTTTGCCGTCCGGGGTAATGTTGGCCGTGTATTCGTAGAAAATGGCCTTCTCGTTGCGGACATCCAAAAGAAGCATGATTTCTTCCGTTATTCCGTCGCCATCAGCGTCATACCGAAGGTAACACTCGGCCACCTCGAGGGACGGCTGGGCTGAGTTATTGACCCCCACCTGGCCTTCTCCGCGCTCGGATCTGGCTTGGCCTGTTCCGGTCTTGGGGTTTCCACCCTCGTTGGCGGCGAGCCGGATCTGCTCGATGACGCTGCGTATTCTGCTCACCTCCTCTTCTGGATCCTCTGATCCCACGCCCTTCTTGCGGTAAAGGTCGGCCAGCTCCATCACCGGAGCGTCGTACAGGTGAGCGCAGAAGTCGGCGTCATCCACCGAGGCCGCCGTAAGCGGGCAAACAAAGTCTTGAAAATAAACCGGCTCGGCCGCTGGCCCAATGAAAATGTCAGATTTACGTGTAACCAGCTGTTCCATGAAGATCGGGAACAGGGGTTGCGGGGTTTGCATGTCCCGCTGAAGCACCATCTGGCCGTCTTGACTTGGGATGAACTTGTCGTTTTCCGTGATGAAATCACCGTCAGCCGCCATGATCGGATTGCCCTGCCCGTCCACGAGTACCCGCAACAGCTTTTTGAAGATCTGGTCTTTCTGGGTGTAGGTCGTCTTGACCACGCACTCGCCCCGGACAAAGGCAATCTGGATGGCCATTTTGAGGGCATCCTTGATCTTCAGGCGGTCGAATTTGAAGCGGGAATACTTTTCCAGCCTATCGGCCACGTTGCGGTCCGAGGCTCCTTCCGGAAGCACCCCGAACCATGGATCCGTCCCAAGGAAGAATTTCACGGCCCGGGCGATCATTTGCCGCGCAATCCGTCGGGTCAGGGGAACGATTAGGTTGCTGTGCTCAAAGATCCCTCCCATGGTGAATGGCCGCCAGCTGACGTTGTTCTCGTAGATCCATTCAAATATCTGCCTGCGCCCAAGGAAGGTGTCATGGGCCGGGATGCCCGACATGCTGTTATGCCATGCCGCTGACCGGGTGATGTTTCGGCCCATGTCGGCCTCGGTTTCCCGAAGCCTTCTGATGGCGTGGGCGACCAGGTTCTTTTCCTGATCCGCCGTCAGCAGATAAGCAGTTGAAAAGCTGTTGGGAGCTGGGGTTCCGCCTCCTAGTGCCTCCCCGCCTTCCAGCGGTTTGGCTTGGTCTATGGCCTTCTCAAGGGCGTCCGCGCTCTCCAATAGCGTATCTATCTGCGTCTCAGCCATATATCTCGCCTACCTAGAAGCTTTTTCTTGGGAAGCCTTATATTCCCGTCTGTGCCGCGCGGCTACCACCGCCTGCTTGGCCTCACGATAGAACCCAGAAATCTTGCGTTGAATGACATCCTTCCTGTCCTCCGAGACAAAGCCCTCGAGGTCGGCCTTGGACAGCACTCCGGGCTGGCTGGAATTCCCGTATAGGTATCCTTTGATTTTGGGCGCGGCCAGCTTCAGCACCATGTCGTACTCATCGTTGGTTAGGGACACCCGCTTGCGGAGGTATGGGTCATCAAAGAACCGGTCAGGGCGTGAGAGATCCGGACTCCACACCTTGTCTGGGTGCTGCTGGTTGTAGTTATCGACAAACTTCTCAAAGTCGGTCTTTCCGTAAACCACTCCCCCTCGGCCGGGAAGTAGCCGGGTGATGGATCTCGTAACTGGCCCCGCGCCCTCGTATGGAGTCGGGTTAGGGATCTTCATTCCCTCAAAGGTTCTTCGGTCCGGTATGCCAAGCTCGTTCCCAAAGGCCGGGAAGATGGAGAACAAGATGGCGTCCATACTCAGAGGCTCTGGGTTGTAAACGTCCTTTTCGTACTCCGGAACACCGCCAAGGGGCTGCTTAAACAGGTTGGGCACCAGAATTGCGGAAAGCTTGTCTCTGAGAACCCTTTGCCATCCCACTCCCTGCCCGGGGAACAAGCTGATCAGGTCACGCCATTGCTTGCCGTAGGTTCTGGTGGCGGGTGCAAGGAAGTAATCCTTGAGGAAGTTAACTGCGGCGCCTGTCGCCAGATCCGGCGATTTGACGCCCTCCCTTAATGAGCGGGAGACGTTGACGCTGCCAGAAAGCGCAGTCGCCAAGGGTTCTACTCGGCTGTAATCTACTGAATAATCAGGCACATCCGGATAACCAAAGTTCCTTGGTCGAATCAAAATCTTAAACGGAGAGTTCCCGAATCGGGTCGTTCGCTGCCCTCCCGGGGACAAGGGATCCGGCGTTCCGGTGATAAGGAGCCACTTCTTGTCGTCATCATCACCGCCCTCGCCTAGACTGTGAAGCAAGGCGGCAAAAACCATCGTACCGATAGAAAGGCTGGCCATTCTTTCGATGATGTCGTCGTACTCCTTGATGGGGGCATACCTTGTCCTCTTCCCGTCCACCTCGGTTGTTTTTGTGCTGTCCGCAAACCGGAACCCAAGATTCACCACGGCCGGGAGCGTGTAGGATAAACCCTCTCGGTAGATGTTGAATGGCGATTTGATCAGAACAAAGAATGACTGCATTAGGCGCACAATCCCCCTGAATGGCAAGGTCGTGGCGGCTGCTACCAGGTTGTCGGACTCCATCCGCGTGGCGAGGGAATCCAGCTGGGTATTGAGCTGTGCAAGTAGAGTCATGGCTCTCCCGCCGGCATCACCCACTGATTTAATCTTCTGGTCTTCGGGTTCTAGGTCTTGGGTAAAGGTTTCCTTGGTGGCGCGTCGGGCGGCAAGGATCCAGCTGGTGGATCCCACTCCCTCAATCTCCTTTTCAATAAAGGAATCCAGTTCCGGCCCGTTTAGCCCGGCTGCTTTACCCAACCGATAGGCATGCGCCCCCACCGCGGTATAGGCTCGGAACATTTTTGAGAATTCGTCCATTGCCAAAAGGCCACGCAACGGCATCCGGACAATCCGTCCGAGCCTGCCGGGGATCCTGGTCCTCCGGGTTCTTCCGTATTTCTGTAGAAACGCCCCAAATCTGGTTTGCGGGTTATCGATGTCTTCCATGACTCCGGTGACGCTGTAATCGAAGAATCCGGCTTCCGTTGCCCACGCAAGCCTCGCCATGGTTGCAGCCCGCATCCAGGCCGGCGCGACGTGCTTCCAGATGTAACCGATTTCCCGACCAACTCCCTTGGCTAGTTCTGGGGTGGTCTTGTAGGCAATCCCCGGCCGGAATAACGGCACTTGCTGAGGGCTTAGCTGGTCAACTTCGACCTCCTGATGGAATCCGGCCTTGCCGAGGGCGTACACCATTATGCCCTGCATGCCGCGGTGTGCGCTGACGCTGATCGGTGAGAACGGCGTGGCAAAGACGTTGGCAAGCTGGGTGGCAACCCCGCTGAAGATGCTCGATACGTAAGACTCAAAGATTGTTCCATCCAGCGTGGGTCGCCCGGCCTGAATCGCTCTAGCCAGAACCACGGCATGCTCTGGCTTGCGAAGGTCAAACAAGTTGCTTTTGCCTTTCCGGTCCTTTGATACCCATTGATACTCACCGCTTGGGGTAAGGGTCAGCCCAAGCATATTGTAAATTTCCTCCATCGCCTCCGCCTCGGATAGCGGCTGGTCGTCAGGGATCCGCTGGGCGAGGATCTGCCTCATCGAAGTGTCGTTTCTGGCGTTCTCAAGAAGTGCCTTGCGAAGCTGGTCGCGGGTCATCCCGGTCTGGGCAATCTGGCTAAATCTCCGCTTGGCTTCGGCCCGCATGGCATCCATGGCGGCCTTAATGTCGGCCAGCTTGATCTTGGTCTGCTTCGAGACGGAGACCGGATCGTGCCCGATCATGATCAGCTCCACGGCCTCGCGCTCCCTTTGGGACAGGCGAACTTGGTCAAGCATCTGGGTGGCCGGCTTGCCGGTACGGATCTCGGAAAGCTCGGACTCCTTCATCAGCTGTTCCAGATTTGTGCCAAGCCCGGACAGAATGCGGTTCACCTCGGCAAGCCTCGTCTGGGCTTCTTGGGTCAACACCTGTTCACGCGTGACCCTGTTCTGAAGGTCCGCGATCTGGTTCTGCATCGCCTCGATTTCGGCATTTCTCTGTTCCAGCACGGCCGAAAGATCCCGCAAGGCACGAGCGGAAGCCTCCGATTCGCCGGCCAACCCCTGCTGGGATTCGGTCAGGGCATTCCTTTGGCCGATTAAGTCCTCAAGCGTGGCCTGAAGGCTTCGGATGTCTTGGCGGGTCTGGGCTTCTGTTGGGTAATACTTCAGATCCATGACCCGGTTGCGTTCTGGCGCCACCATTACCGACATGAGGAATTCCGAGTTCCTTTGCGCCGGTGTCATCATTCTGTCGTAGCCCGCCCGCAAGGCCCGCCCCTGTTCGGAGCGAATCTCTCGGTACATGTACGCCATCGCGTACGCCTTACCGAAGTCCGCGGCATTCCCGCTTACCAACGCGGTTTGGGCCAAGTCGGCCACCAGCTTCATCCCGGCCACGGTGGTTTCGGTGTTTAACGATTGCCCGGAAAGCACCGCCTCTTGGACGGCGAGCCTACCCTCTGGCGTGGAGAGCATCTGGGTGGCGGCTTCCTCAACTGCCGCATCCTGTTTGACCCCAAGCCCGCGCTCGAAACGCATCGCATCCATCGCATTGATGAGGTCGCGCTGTTCGGCGGTTTGACCAGGGTTTGCTAGGCTTCTGGCTTCGCCGCCGGTTTCGCCAGTCTTATAGACCCCGCCCATCGTTTTCATGCCGGACGGCTGAATCCGCAGCTTGCGATACATCTCCATCACTTCGGGGATGTCCTTACCAAGGTCGCCCAACAGATCCGCCCGCATGGACATCAGTTCTTCTGGTGTCAGGGGCTTGGGCGTAAGGACCGGATTACCGGCCTCGTCGTAGTCAAGCCTTTGGGCAAACAGGCTGTCTTGCACCATGGATGGCCGCGTCTCTTGCTCCAAGGCGAACGGCTGAGTTGTCGGGTTCAGCGTGGTCTGGGTGGACATCAGCTGGCCCTCTGGCTGGTATCCGGACAGCTGGCTCTGGTTGGCGACAAACTCTAGTTGGCGAAGTCGCTTGTCGTTATAAGGCTGGCCGGCATCCCGCAGGGAGCGTAGTTGGTTTATTTCGGAAAGTATTTTTCTGGCTCCGCTTGGCTGCTCTGGCCCAATCGTCTGGGCGTTAAGGGCAAACTCCATTTGGGGTGCGATATACTTGGCGGGCGGTGTCTCGATGACTGACGGCGTGAATGCTGTCGGGCGGTTCGGGGATCCAGCGTACCTCTCGGTGTCAAACAGGGCTTGCTGAACCCCGACACCCGGCATCTTGTACTTGGTGGCAAACCTCTCAATTTCAGAGATGCGCTTACGCTGTTCGTCCGTTGGGGTCGGAATGTCGGTCAGTCTCTTGTATTCCAAGGCCATCGGGTTCTTTTCCCCGCCCTGCTCCGAAGGGGCTATGTCATCGCGGGTGTAGGACTTGACCACTTGCACCATCCCGCGGATCCCGGGCAACCCGGCCACGGCGGCCGATATGGTCTTGGTGACGGCCCTCCTTGGGTTGTCGATGCCCCTCGTGATCCAGCCTTCCCCATTCAGCCTTGGCCGGATTGAGTATGCCCCCTTGGTGGTAGTCACCAGGCCGCCCCTTGGCATGGCTTGAATGGTGTTCGTTACCTTGTCTTCTAGCTTGTCGCCGGTGATCCGCTGGGCAAATAGCTCGGCCTGGGTGGTCGGGGTTGCGGATCTGGACGCAGACTCCCTCTTTCCAACAAGGGTCTGATAGTCGGTGATCGGGATTGCCCCGATGTCCATAAGAGATCCCGCCGTAGTACCGACTAGGGTTCCGGCCGCCAGATTCCGAACCGCGCCCTTCATATCTCCCCGAAGGTTCAGAAGGTCTGATTCCAACTGGTCGAACCACTCCATCAGATAATCGTGAGGAGTTTTGGTTAGCCCCTTGGGGACATCCAGATTGGCTATCATGCCCAAGAACTCTGGCCTAGTCATGGTTTCAGCAGAAAACTCATCCAAATTCTTGAAGCCATACAGTATCGACATGGCCTTCTTGGTCGGGTCTCCCACAACCCCAAGGATCCGCTGTTTGAATACCGGCTTATTTCCTCGAATCGTATAGGTCGAATATGCCGAAGGGGCTACGTTCTGTGTTCTCAGCTTTTCTAGCCCAGAAGGGGTAAGAATCAGCTTGCCGTCCGCTTCTACATCAAGCCCAACCAAGGATCCGGCTGGGCTGGACACAAAGAAGTCGTTGGTCGCCCCGTTCTTATTGACATAAGCATCCAAAGTGTCATTTGGCACTCCAGCCTTCCCCTGAAGCCCCAGTTCCGTGAAGTGGTCGTAGATCGCCTTTGAGTTGGATGCGTCGATATGGGCAGACATATACAGCCCGCCTGCGTAGCTCGCCCGGTGCATGGGCAGGGTGATGGAGTAAGAGGCGGTAAGACCTGACCCAAAGATGGCATTCTCAATCGGTTGCCCCGCATCGTCCTTCGCATACTTCAAGGCCCCCAGATAGGCCTTCACTAGGCTTTGCATTGCTGGGATCGCCCCTGTGGGGTTGTCGGCGTCCATGGGCTGCTTGCTGGCGTAAGTGGTTAGGGCATCGCGATACTTTGAGCCTGAAATCTCTTGGCCACGACGGGTTGGCCGGAAGTTATTGACGACCTCGCTGGCAATTAGCTGGGCAGTAAAGGCATGGATAAACTCATGCAGAATGACCCTTGGGCCAAGTTGCCCGGGGTGAAGCCGGATAATCCCCATTGTGAATGGGTCATACTTATCAGAGGCAAAATGCGAAGACTTTATGGACTCATCAATCACCACATCAGTATTGGCGGCTCTGCCAAGGAACGATGCCGAATTGGCCTCAATACCACGGACCAACGCCTGTCCAAGCAGCCGGTAGTACGCCCTGATCGCCTTGTTGTTTTCATTTTCCGGTTCGGCAATTCCGCGGATCAGGCTGATGGCCGGTTGCGGGCCGGATTTCAGGGCCAGAATGGCTTGCCCCAGCTGGGTATTGGCAAACTGGCGCACCAGATTGGCGGTTTCCGCATCCCCCTCGGCATCGGTGGCGTAAATCCGCTGGGCATTGACGGACATGGGGCGAACCAACCCCGCCTCCATCGCCAGCCGCAACGCCTTGCTGACGGGCTTCTTGGGCTTGGAATTGGTGGCAAACAGGCTGTTGTCGCCGGCAAAATCCTGCAACGCCCGGAGCGCATCGTCGTACATCCGTTGAGCCATCTGCTTGTTGGGACGATCCTTGCCGTCCTCGCCCACGATTGGCGGTAATCCAAACTCGTCGGCAATCGCCTCGAAAGTCATCCCGCGGTTATGGGCCACAAACACTTGGGCCAAACGCGGATCTATGGTCTGGAATGCGGCCTCCATGTCGCTACGAAGTGCCTTGGTAAACTCAGTCTCCTCGATGGCCTTGGGCGTGATGATGTCCGGCCCCTCCTCCTCATTGACCGCCGTGGCTCTTCCGGCCAGCACTTCGGCCACAGTTTCCTCATCCTCAAGGATCTGCATCCCTTGTTGTTCTGGCGGTTCGACCTCGAACTGGCCGAACTTCTGGTAAGAGGTGAGGACGCTGTTTTTGGCGGCCTCGACCATGTAGGAAAAAATCTTCTTGGGGATCCCGCCCTCGGGGGCTTCCGATCCCTCCATTTCGGCAAACTTGCCCGGGTCTTGCGTCCGCATGACGGCAAGGGCTTTGATGGCCTTGAGAACCCCCGACACCGCCGAGTCTTCGACATACGAGGCATCCATATTGGGGAACATCCGCAGCACCATCCGCACGGCCGGCGATGGCCCGACGTTGCCATCCGAATCCAAGGTCTGCTGGGTGGCGATCCGGTAGTAGTTCCAAATCTCTGGCGTGATCTCGTCCCCGATCCGCTGGGCGTGGATCTGTACCGAGCGCGGGCCGGAATAGGCGTAGCCCTCGATAGCCGAACCAGCCGTATCGCTAATCCCAACCGACTTCGCAACCTCTGAGTATGGCGTCCAGTTTGGGCCTTCATTGGCGGGCGCGGATTCCATGAAATTTGCCAAATTGTTCTGCGCCCGAAGAAGACCTGCAGAAGACTCGGATCCAAATGGATATAAAACCGTATTTGGGCCAATCCGGCTCATCACGTACGCCTGGTTTAGCTCTGACATGGTGAGCGGCCCACGCACCTCTCCACCCTTATCTAGGTCAGCATAATAGTACCGCTGGGAGTTTTGGCTTGGCTTGCTTTGTGACCGCATCCGCTTGGCGATGTAGTTCCCAGCGTCAAATCCACCCATCTCCACCACCACATACGGCCCCTCGGCCGACACCCTCGCGTTGGGAGCAATCTTTTCAAGCTCAGTCTTCACCCCATCCGGCACTCCGGACTCTTCCATCATCGCCATATCCGCCAGCTGGTCTTCGACAAGACTGCTTACCGGGATGATGGACTTCAGGGAGTGGGGCGTTTCGATGGCTGTGGCTTCGGTGGTGGCGTATGACAGGGTAGCCCCGTCCGTGAACACCACTTCGGTTGCGTTATGGTGTCTGGTGATGGTGCTGTTGAGGTAATCCAAAACTTTCTCGGAATCGGAGCGTTGGATCGTCTCTTGAACGTTCAGAATATTGGAAAGCTTTCGGAGTTGGCTGAATTCGGCCTGATGGGGGACAACGATGCCGGTTGTCTCGCTCCCGTCCTGGTTGGTGAACCGCATGACGCGGTGGTTCAACTGCTGGCCGAACAGCCTCGTGGCCATGTCGGCCCCCACCAGAGGATTGCCAACAATGACGAAGTGATCCTGTTGCATCGCCTTTTGACGCTCTCTGTCGTAAGCCTCGGATACGGCCTGATTCCGCCGGCGATTGTTCATCTTGTTTACGAAGTCTTTTTGGCCTTCTTCCGTGGCCACCGCTCCTTCTGCCGTCATGGCGTCGATGTCCTCGGTTACGGCCAAGGCTTCGGCAAATGCGTCAATGACCTCTTTCTCGGTTTGGGCGTTCTCCGTCTTTTCGGATACGTAGGAAAGGATCTCGCGCGTACGTACCGGCGACATCTCGATGATTGTGTTCCCGTCGTAATAGAGACTATTTAGCGTCTTGCCGTCGGAGAACTTGCGCTTCACCCGGAAGAATCCCGGCCGGTATCCCGCCCGATCCATGGCAAACGACATATACTTTTCACGTAGTCTGAACGGATGGTTCTCCCAGGCCTTGGCGGCCGCATAGGATTCGGTTTGCCTGAAAGTGCGTAAAAGCGCGGCCTCGGCATCCAGCCCGCCAACCGCGCCGTCCTCCAGCAGGGGCATCTCTACCCCAAGCTCATTCTGTTCCAGCGGGTTGTTGTTAAACGCCGCCCGGGCTGAGGCCAGCCGTGATAGCGGATTGGCCGACAGAGGAACCGGCATCAGGTGATTGAACCCTGCGCTCTGGATCAGCATTCGCTGGGAAGCAACCACGTGGGGGTATTTCAGGTTGAGTCTCAACCCTGAAACAAATACCGGCACTTGGGTATCGTTGATATGATACCAGTAGCTTCCGCCCACTTTCTCGGCCGCATCCGCCACGGCCGCTTGCGCCACCGCCATCTTGCGGGTGATGGCCTGGATAAGGGAACTCTTGGCCTTCGGGTCAAGGCGGGATCTGGCGGTGATGTAATTTACCCTGTCTTGGAGATACTTTTCGGCCGATTCGTTGTACTTCTGCACCAGTTGGGCCGTGTCGGCCTTCACCCTATCAATGTCCCTGACCAGCTGCTCAGAGGTCGGCGGCGGGGTCGGGTTGGTGAATCTGTACCGGCGTAGCTGGGTCGGTTGGGCGGTTCCGATGTCCGGCTCACCCTCCTTGCGTGGGGCGTAAGGGGCCATCCCGGGCATGTCGTCCACCAGCACGGCCTTGTAGTCCATCTTTTCGGACGTCAGGTTGTAGCGTCCGGCCATCTTCTCGGTTTCTACGATCTCGTTGTATTCATCCCGTACTTGCTCGGAAATTTCAGAGTAGATGTCGAGCGGCATGATGATGAGCATGTGTTCAAACCTTCGGAACACGTCGCCGTTGCCGGCTCCCTTCATCAAATTCGCCCGGATCTCCTCCTCGTTGGATCCTGGGAAATACTCGTTATGACGGCTCTGGAACTCTTGGCGGAAGGTTTCGTCCCTTGCCAACACATTCGCCATCGCAAGGTCGCCGTAGGCATTGTGCATGTCCTCGCCAAAGGTTTCCGACATATCCAGCCGCTGCCCTCCGGTGCTTGAGGCTCCGAGGCGGGACATCTTCTTGGCCGTCAGGGCCATGATCCGTTTCTCGGCCGGCAACTCCTCGGCATAGGCCATATAAAGGTGAGGGGCGGTCAGCTGTCCGGTCCGGTTCACGCGGAAAGCCACCTGCACGGTGTCCACCACGTTGGGGGATGGCTGCAAAAGGAAGAACACCCGGTCTTTTTGTGACGAGAACTTGGGTGAGTTATGGGCGTTGATTCCGGTGGATCCCGAGCGGGACACGGCAATCACGTTTATGTCGTCCATGTTGTTGAACATGGAAAGCGAGGCCATGCGGTCCTGGTCGAGGTCGGTCCTTTTCTCCCTTGTTCCATCCGGCATCACGGTTGCCGAGCGTCCGGAAATCTCCACGCTGGGGATCTGCACCGATTCCAACTGCTGACGCAGGCTGTCCATTGGGGAAATTCCCAGCCTCCCCAGAACATCCCTTGAGGATTCGATCATGCTCTTGGCGTCCGCAATCTGTTGAAGAACTCGATCTGCTTCCGCCATCGCGCCCGGGTACTCCTCTTGGGTGCGGTTCAGATCCAGCCTTTGCCGGAAAAGAGTTGTCTGCCTGCCCTTGGGGCCAACCTTGGCCGTGATGGTCACGTACTTCAGCTTGTCGGTGTAGCGGGCGAGGGCGTCGGCAAACGAGGCGTTCTTGGGGTCAGTTTCTAGTGAAACATCGTCCAGCAACTCCTGTACGGCCGCCTCGCCGGTGGCATCGGAAGCCACAAACACCTTCTTGCCCTGGTCGACCAAGGTTTTGATCTGCTTGGAGATTTCAGGAATCTTTGAGGATAAGACCATTAAATTGGCAATATTGTGGAACTGGGACTTCATCGGATAGGGATCCACCTTCACCGTCAGGGTCTCTGCCAGTTCTGGCTTGTCCTTGACTAGTTCATTGGCTTTCGCTTTCGCCAGAACAAGCAACGCACCCTTCAGCTGTTTCATAAACGGCCCGGCTTGGACTTGCTTCAATTCGCCGGCGATTTCATTGGCCGTGTTATTGACCTCGGCAATTTGCGGTCCGGTGCGAAGTGCCAAAGGAGTGAACGGAACAGGCTTGCCATCGTGGGTAAGACCGCGCTGATAGCGGATATATTCGCCAGCCGAGACAAGGCCTCGGTTCATCAGCTCTAACAGGGGGTTGGCAAACTTCTTGAGTAGCTGGTTCAGCCGGCGCACAGACGGAATGGCCCGATTGACCGATGTGAATGGGAAATACAACCGCATCGCCTCAAGGTTTTTGATGGCTGTTCCGCTTGAGAACGCCACGCCCTTGGCTTTCTTGAGGATCCCGCGGGCGACATTGGACGACAGCGAGTCGCCGGTTCCCTTGTGGGCCTCGTCAATGATAAAGACGGCGTTGGGGGCGAGGGCATTAAGCACAGGGTTCACGTCTTTGAGTCGCGCCTGCTCCCAGGTGGTCATTACCATCGTCTTCCCGGCGGGCAGCTTCTTGCTGGAAATAATGGAATCAAATTGCGACTTGGGATTCTTGCCCTTGTTGGTCAAAACATTCCCATCACCCATCACAGACTCAAAGTCCTGGTCGGTGATAAACGGATCCATCTTAAAGCCGAGATCGCGGAAGTCATCCATTAGGGTCGGATACAGCGTCCGCGAGTTGGCCGTGAAAAAGATCGGGGTTTGACCACGCAGATGGGCGGCGTAAAGCAGGGCCGCACAGACTCGCCCCTTTCCAATCCCCATCTCGTGACCAATGATGTTGGCCTTGCCTGAATCCATGCGATCCAGGGCAGCCGCGATTGTCTCGACTTGCTCCTTGTTGAATCTGGACCCGGCCTTGGGGTTTACGACCTTGTAAAGCTCGGACGGGTTGGAGAACCCAAGCGCGTTGGACACGTAGCTCTCGAGGCCGCCACGCTCACGATCAATTCTCTCAAGGTTTCTGCGGATCTCGTCCGCAATCCCGACAGGAGCAAATGTTTTTAGGCTTACTCCGCTGCCCTGAATGACCGGAACCCAAGGAACCTGGGTTTCTAGCCCGTCGCCTAGAGTTCGTTCAGCGTCATTGACGCCAGCAGTTCGCCCAGCTTCGACTCCCGGTCCTCTCCTTTGGAGCGTGCGAATAGCGCCAAGATTTGGTTGTGCCCCTCCACCGCTCCGCACGCCTGCCGGAACAGCATTGTCAGCCACTCCTTGGTTCTCTCCGGATCCTCCGTCAGGTCGTTGATCCACGGATCCTGGTACAGGGCGTCCGCGTCCGTCTTCCACATTCTGAAGCTGTCCGGGTTGTCCCGCTGCCACTTCACCAGCCGGGGGAACGCCTCCTCCGCTGCCTGTTCGCTGTATTCCTTCACTTGCTCCGGGTTGAGTTCCTTCTTCACGATTAGAGTCTATCCCTCCTTCTTGGTTGTCGTCAACTCGCTGGGCCATAAGCTCCTGCGGGTCAATTGTTTGTGCTTTAATGTCTGGCATTTGGTCAAGTTGGTTGACCTTTGCTGTGTCGGTTGCCCATCTTTCCCACGAATCAAGCTCTGCCTGTAAATCCGTGATTTTCTGGGCAACGATTGTTTCGGCGTTTTCCCCGGTTCCAACCGGGATCCCGCTTTCAGCCAGTATTTTCGCCCTCTGCCCGCTGCTCAGCTTCTTATAGTTTACAAACGCGCTGAGCTGTTCCTTGAGGTCTTTTTGTTTTTTAGCAGCTTTTTTTGCCCTTTGCTTCATTAGCTCAAAGGCAGAGTCGTCACCCCCAAAAAGATCCCCCTGCGATTCAGAGGGCCCGCGGTCAGCAAATTTCGCAACCATCCCAGCAATAAAGTTTTTAAGCTCCGCTTGGGTTGTCCTTTCAGAGGTAATCAGGGCCAAGGCTTGCCGCTGAATCCCCTCGTTTACCGTTCCCGCAGACTTGGGAGCACCCGAAGCGATAATAAATGCCATCATGGGGTCAACCTTCCCCATCAAGACTCCGCTATAAATATCCTCCGTGGCCTCGTTCGCGATTGTGAAGCCCTGCTGCCCCTTGCCGGCCGCCCGCATCAGTCCCCTCTTTTCGGCTTCCTCCATGCTGATCCCGGATTTTCGAAAATAATAAGCAAAATCCTCAATATCCCCCTGTCCGTCACGAATATTGGCTTCGGCATCTAAGGTTTCAGCTTCAGATTGCCCAAATCCCTCGGATTCTTTTTTAATCTCGGTGGGGATAGTGGTTAGATTGTTTCTCTTGGCTAGATCCAGCCGGTGGCGGCCTGTAATAATTTCAAAAACACCGTCGTTTCTTAGCCAAACAACGACTGGGTTCCTTGGTGTGGGGCGGTATTCACCAGAAAGAGGCTCGACCACGCCAGTGTCTTTATTGGATTTTCTCTTGAACTGCCTTATCTTGTCGTTAACGACGATCTTGTTAATTGGGAAATCGACAACTTGGCCCGACGGGATTGCCTTAAGCTCTGAGTCAGTCCTCTTGGGGACGATCTTTACCCTCGGCGGTTCTGGCGGTGCAATAGTTCCAACTGCCGGACTTTCTTGAGCAGCTTGGCCGATAACGGGCGGCTCAACTGGACCTTGCGGGACTTCTGGCGTGGCTTGCGGAACATTTCCTCCTCCTTCTTCCGGCGGTGCGCGGGGCTGGGTTTCGGGTGCTTGTGGCACATTTGGGCCTCTTTGTGCCATCTCCGGCCTTGGCTGGGATGGCGTGTCGGAAAGCACGTCGTCGATCTCGGAAAGCAAGTCGTTCAGATCCTCGGCCAGCTGCGGGTTGGCCTTGACTAGGCTGTCTTTAATGGAAAACAAGGCGCGGTAAACCTTGCGGAGATAGTCCGAGATAACCTTGATAATTGTCCGCGAACCGCCGCTCGCTTGCGCGGCCGTGCGAAGAAAGTTGCGGGCCTCCGTTTGGGGCTGCCCGTAGGTCTTCAGCATTCGGAGCATTTCCGACATAAAGAGGGGCATAGCCTTTACATTCTTTGCCCCAGACATCCCGACCCGGGTCATGTATTGCTGAACATCGACAATTGTTTTGAATTGGGATTTTACCTCGCCACCGACCATCGCATCTTCTGCGGCCGCTAGGTTTGCCCCATCGAGGTTTTTCCTAGGCAGATAAAGGTTGGCAGCTGCCACCACGGACTGCTCCACCGCCTTGTCCTGTCTTGCCACCGCAAATATGCGGGAAAGCATGTTGGCCCGCTGTTGCGACCAATGTTGGCGGTAGTTGTCCAGGCCTTTCCGCTTTGCGTCCAAAGCACCTTCAGCCAGATCCCCGAGGTGGGCTATTTCCTCCCTGACATACCGGTTGTTGGCCTCGGGATCCGTGTTCTCCATCCTCATGAAAGACTGTTTGTTTAGGCTGATTCGAAGGGTCTTGTTGTCCGGCTCGAAATTCACCGAGGATTCCGCCCCGTCGGAAACAAATCTTACATCCAACCCCTTCGACCCAATCGCCGTCACCAAGTTCCTCATTTTTGACTCAACCGATGCCCATCGCTCGTCGGGAGTCTTGCCTTCAAGCCTCGCCATCAGGGCCGGGGATCCGGTTTTGGCGCTGGCTTCGGCAATCTGTTGCGGAGTCTTTAGCCTGGGCTGGTCAACGACCCTCGGTTTTCCGGTGGGTTGCTGTTCCGGCTGGGGTGGAGCGACCTGTTCCGGCGGCTCGCCTCCCCCGCCTTCCGCCTCTGTCGCTTGCATCGCTTCGGCCGCCCTTTCGAGCGAAACTTTCAATAATTCGGATAAAGTTGGCGTCTGTGAAAAGATATCCTGTTTAATGAACTCCGAGGGGATCCTCAACCCGTTGGAATCGGTCTGGATGATGGGCATCCCCCGGTATTTGGCTTTCAGCTCCTCCTGTGTGAGGGTGTCCGACTCGAACATTGCCTTGGCGGCGATAAGCCCGGCGGACTGCCGGTCCAGTCCTCCGTCCACCGGATCGGTTGCCAAGGATCCGATTTCTCTGGCAACTTCCAGCCGTAGCCGCGTCTCGTTCTGGATCATGGCGGCCAAGTTGGCTCTTTCGGCGTAAATCCTTGCCATCCCGACCAAACGCTCGTTTTGCTCGCCGCTGATGGCCTGTCGAATCCCTTCGGTTATCTTGGGGCGTAATCTTGGGGGCGGCGCGCCTTTGGCTATGTCTTGGTCAATGGACTGACCCAGCTCGGCCAGCCGGCGTGAGGGCGCGCCCTTAATGCTGTCGGCAATCCCCTTCAAGAACTGCGTTTGCTGCTCATCAAGATCCCCGATGACCGGCCCGAATGACTCGGCGGTGGCCGGATCCAGTATCTGCTCGGTCAGGGAGTCGGCCCAGGTTGACCAACCATTCAAGGGAATATCGTCGGTTGCGGATTTCATGTCATCCGCCTGCTTCTTCAAGCCTCCCGCCGTCATGGCGTTTTGCGCTCCGGCAACAATGACTGTTCCGCCCCCAATCGCCGCAGTTCCGGCACCACCCGCCCACATGGCGATGTAGACGCTCTTGAGAACGTCCTGACTTAAGGGGCGGTCGGGGTCGATCTTTTTGCCGTTGATCAGTTCGCCGATGTGCTTGGCGATGGCGTTAGACCAAAACGTCTGCAGCCCCTCCTCCAGCCCCTCTGTGGCACTTCCGCCCACCAGCGCGAGACCAGCCTTGGCAAACATTCCGCGGAGACTCTGCGCGCTCATGGTCTTCATCTTTTCAAGGAAGGCCTTCCCCGCTATTTTGCCGAGACCTAGCGTAACTATGTTGCCGGCCTGCTCGAATCCGGCGACCGGGATGGCTTCGGCAAGGGCGACCACGTGATCCGGGTCTTTTATCCCAGCCTGGATCTGGCTTTGGATGGCCTCGTCATACGCCGGGCCGAAGGTTGTCAGTAGCCCAATCCCCGGGCTGGCGATGGTGGCTCCTACATAAACCGGCAGTTCGCTAAGAACCTTGACCACTTGCCCCACATCGCTCTCCCGGTATTCCGTGCTGGTCGGGGCAAGCCCCATGAACTCCTCGTTGCGGATGGCTTCTTCGTTGGCCTTGGCAGAAGCCGCGGCGCTTTCAAAGAACTCGGCCGATCTCTTGGTTAATTCACCCGAAAACAGCCTGTCGGATAGCTGAAGTGCTGCGGTGGCAATTGGCCAACGATCAAGCCCCGGCGTACCCTGAACTGTTCCCGCCAGCCCCTTGACAAACCCCGCCAGCCCGCGTTTCTTAATGTCGTTGGCCGCCGCAAGGTAAATGCCTGACGCAAACTTTTGGTTAAGCTCGAACGCCCCGCGCGCGGCTTGGCGGCCGGTATCCTTGCTGAATAGTTTGTCAAACCCGCCCTTGAACCAGCTTAATGGGTTTTGGGGCGGCTGACTCGGAGTGCTGGGCTGAGTTGGCTGACCAGGTTGTGGCGGCTGGCCTTCCCCGGGGTCGATAAACAGAGGCCCTGTGAACGGCTTGCCATCCTCGAGGTTTCTACGTTGCTTGGCTTTTTCGACTTTTGTGGCCGTATCTTGCTCAAGCTTGGTTAGCCTAGTCTGAAGCTCTTTCTGAATCCTTTGTTCGTTTTCCGTGACAAACTGGCCTTGGACTTTTGCGCTTTCTTGGGCAACGGAAGCCTGTCTGCCAATCTTCCCAAGCTGGTCGTCCAAGACCTCGATGGCATCGGCATACCCTTGTGCCCGCGCCCGGGTGTTTAACCCGGAACCCTTTTTATTTGCGTCTGCGGCGTCTGCATCATCCAGTAGCTTGTTGTAGACAGTGGCCAGCCGATTTCTGCGTCCGGCCAGGGTTGAATAACTGATGGACGTGTCCGCCGCCTGCTCGATGAATGGCCGTAGGAATTCAGAGGCCTTTTCCTTTGCAAGCCGCCCCTCGGCCTCAATTCTGGCCTTCTCCTTTTGCGAGGCCCGCGTTTCGTAAATAGCCTGCGGGGTAAGGGTCGCGTCCTTGAACACCTCGGAAAGCGGTAAGACCGGCTTCTGGATGTTGGTTAACCCCTCGCGGATGGCTCCAAGCAGGGGATCCTTTTCGATGTCCTCCTGTTTGGCTCCTGACTGCAAAAGCTGCTGAAGCCGGTTGTCGTAGATCGACTCACCCTCATCCAGAGACATCTGGGACTGAAGCTCAACCTGAAGCGCGCGGTTCCGAATCCTTGCTTGGTTCTTTTCGGCCAGCCTTGCATTGAGTTCAGCAATCTTCTGGTCGCGGGACTGGCCGATTCTCGTGGCCGCCCCCTGTCTCGTCTTGGCGTCTGCCTTATCCCCAAGCTCTGCCCGCAAGACGGGGTCCATCTTGTCCCCATCCGGCTGCCAATCGGGGATGGGGGTTTGCGTGAGCGCATCAATCTCAGACTTGAGCGTCTCTGACTCCACATCCAACTGCTGGCCCCTTGCGTCCAGAACTGTTTTGGCAGAACCAAGCTCGTATTGCCTGTTCTTTCTGACCGTCTCCTTGGCTAGCGTTGAAAGCCCCTGGTCGGAGACGCCCTGTAAATCAAAGGCACTTCCGATGTCCTCAGCCTTCGTGGCCGCAAACGGCTGGTTGGGGTCGGAGACTCCAGAGTCCTGTTCGCTTGTATATACTCTGTATATCCGTGACGGGTTGGGGAAGTTGGGGTCGTTGGCGTCGCCCGCCCGATACCTTATGTTCTGCCTTTTGCGTGGCTTGACCTTGCCAGCCTCGTCAATCTGCCTTTTTTCTTCTGTAATGGGATCCTGAAACTCCGATGTTCCAAACTTAACAGATCTTCCGAACTCGTTGTTTGGTACATAAGTTGGCCGGCGGAACCCGCTTTCATCCTTTTCTGACTGGATCCCGGCCTCTTCAAAGGCCACCTCGGTTCCGTCGTTGTACGCCCGAACGGCGTCTTTGACTACGCCCTGCTGATATTGCTCAACCGCTCTCGCCTCGCGCCTTGTCCTTGGCACATAAGGCTCTGGCTCTGGTCCCCCGAAATTGTCCTCGGGCTTCCCGTCGATTCCAGAGCCGCCAAAATCAGGTAAGCCCATGCGTCATCACCTCGGGCTTACGCCCGGGCCGCTTGGATAGCGGATCCTGATTCCCTGTTCATGCCCTGCGCCCGATGGGGCCGGCGTACTTTTTGTTTAGCTGATCCACGCGACTGCGTTCAGTCGCAACAGCTTTCTGGACTGCGGCTGTCTGGTTTCTCTGTTTTCGGGCCTCTCCTTCGGCATTAAATTTTGCAATCCTCTCATCACGCTCTTGTGGCGTTTTGGCAGGCTGATTGGTCATCGGGCCAACCGGAACATTTTCCGTTTCGGCAGGGAAGGTGTAGCCCGGCGTGCCGCGCTTGGCGTCGGGGTCCCCAGCCGGCTGACCCCTTTTCCCAACCGTGTACCTTTCCTCGTAGCCGCCCACCGGAGAAAGGGCTGGGGGCTTGTCCCTTTCTGCAAATGATCTTCCACCGTCCGGCCCTTGCGGGTTGCCAAAAAACTTTTGGTTTCTGGCTTCGACAGCTGCCTGTTGACCTACCTGCGTGTCGTAGCTCTTTTTTGCGGCTTCTCTTGCATCTTGGGCTATGTTTACCTGATTTTGCAGGGCCATTTTCTCGCTGGCATCTCCGGTGAAGTCTTTCGCGCGGATGGCGGCATCCCTCATGTCGTTGGCGTCTGAAATCCTTTGCGTGTCTAGCCTTGGGCCTTTGGTTGTTTCCTTGACTGGTGTGGTCGAGGTTTGACCCGCAGTGGCGGACGAAGCAGCTTGCCTCGACGGCTCTCCGCTGGTCGCCGGAAGCTCGGCCCCAATCGGAACTAGGGCTGCATCACGAGCGGATTGCGCGCTGGGAGGGGTTGCCGCCACATTGTAAGGCTCGGGCCGGACGCCTGTAGCTTGGTTCGGACTTGGGATCGTAGGCGTTGAGCCACCGCCAGATCCACCTGGCGTAGTAGGAATTTCTTGTATTTTGTTCTGTGGCTTGCCAAACCTTTTCTGAATTTCGTCAAATCCGCTCTGTGACGGAACAGGGCCGGAATAGCTGTCGTCCGCTTGGATTGCGTCACCCGGAGAGGCCAGACCAGCAGCGGACATGACCAGGTTCCTCGGCGCACCAGCAGCTCTCTGCTGAAACTTCGCCATTTGTGCGGTTGCGGCATCACGCTCTAGGGCGCTTGGCGAGTTCATGCGCTCGCGCGCCCGCTGAACGTCCACCTGGCTGCCTCCGCTGTTATACGGAGTGCTGATCCCCAGTGTTTTTGCCAAGGCAAACTCGGGCGAGGCCATGACCCGCATTTGATTTACGCGGGGACTTACCGTTGCCCGATTCATGCCCTTAATGCGGTTCTGCAAATAGGAAGCTGTAAATTCAGTGCCGCCAACGCCCGGACCGGCAAACGCGCCCCCAAGGCCGGCAAAGGCATCTTCCTCTGGCCGGCGTCCGCCACCAACCCTTATCATCGGCTCAAACGGTGTAGCCATTACTCTTGGTAGGCCTTTTTGGTTTTGATCTTGCTGTTCTTTCCGTGCGTGCGGCCAATAAAGGTCTTGGGTTTCGCCATGCCATCCAGAGCGGCTTTATGTGTCTTGGAAAGTGTGGCGTTAAGAAATTCAGAGCTAGGAACTGAATCTTGTGGCGATGGTCCGGCGTATTTTTTGTTTGGCATAGAGTTAGTCCTGATAGGCCTTCCGAGGGTTGATTTTGGGAGGGGCGTCAGCCATGCGAGCCTGAGGCTTGTTCCGATTCATTAGCGGGTTGTCGTTTATTTTTCTGCGCGAAGGCAGGGTCTTCAAATGATCTTTCCAGTAGCCGTACCGCTTTTCAGAAACATTCATCTTTTTGGCCGCGGAGGCGTCTATCTTGTTAGAAATTTTTTTAGAAATTTTCTGGCCGATTTCTTCAAATGGTGTCATAGAGTTAATCCTGGTAGGCCTTTCTTAATTTAATTTTTGGTGGAGCATCAGCCATGCGGGGCTTGCGCTTGTAGGCCTCCGTCTTTTCAGCGTCTTTGCGCTTCTTGGCAACTACGCCAGCCCCAGCTGCCGCGCCCACCCCAATCGCAACTGCGCTGTCGCGGAGGTCCTTGATTTTGGGGGCACGACCTATGGAAGATTCTGATATTTTGTACGACTGAAGTTTTTTCAGGTAGTTGTTTATCTCGCTCCGTGGGACAGACCCGGGCGCAGCCATTCCGCCCCCACCACCACCGGTCGGGCCTTTGTACGCCCCGCCCATTCCGCCTCCGCCGCCTTGGCCGTAGCCAACGTCAAATTGTTTGTCGCCTTTTTTCATGAGTCGTAGTCCTTTCGGCTAAATACTTTGCTTGGCATCCAGCCAATCTCGAACCAAGCGGATGACCGGCAACCGCTTTTGGGGCTGTGTGCCGCCTAACTAAAGGTCGTAACCAGCCGGCTTTTTGACTGCGAATCTACCAGCTTTTGAAGATCGGGCGGGAGGTTCCGGATGGCTTTTGGCTCGGTATACGGGGTCGCCCCCTCAATCGTTGCCAGCCCGATGGCGATGGCCAGCACGTCGTCGTCATGTTTGCCGGTGGCCGCCTCCGGCCTCCCATTTTCGGCAATCACAAAACTCCTAAGCTCAGAGACAGCGTGCTTGCAGTAGACATCAATGCCGAACTCCTTCTCATTGTAATCACGGATATGGGAAGCGAGGTTCTCCACCACCATCCGTCGGGTCTTGTCGCTGGTCTGCCACCCAAGGGCTTTAGATCGCTTGGATTCCCGCAAATTAAAGATTTCCCGCTGATAGATATTTAGGCTGGCTACCTTCAGTAATTCGATCAGCGCAAGCCCAGGGCCGTTGACTTCTGGAACAATAAGGCAACCTCCATAATACAGGGCAAGCCTTTCAATCAAGTCGGCCAGAACGTCAATGTCCACCCGGCAAGGCGGCCGGATCCGTGCCACCACCGCATGCCGCACCCACTTGTTCGTGGCGTCGTGGTACCCGGCTTTCAAAACAAAAACTGCGTGGGCGTCCGGATCTGCCCCGCTGACTTGCGAGCTTCCGGTCATGCAATCCACGGCAATTAGGTAGCGGCCGTAAACTTCGGGCTGTTCCCAAACGTAAAGCCAACTTTCCGGTTGAGACGTCTTTCTTAAAATTGGCTTTGTGAAGTTGCTCGGGGTGTCCAGCACCCCATACAGCGGCTCCTTCCTTGCCAGCTGGTCGAGGTGAATCAGCCCATCCTGGTCAAACCTTGGTCGCCCAGAAGTAAGGAAGCAGCTGATCGGGTCGTTGGGGTACTCCTGGTCGAACTGCTTGTGGTCGCCGGCGCACTTTTCCTTCAGCACCCGCCGCCTCCAAAGGATCTGGCCGTTAGTTAGCTCGTATCTGGTTTTGAGATCTTCCTCGCGGAAGGTCAGCTCCAGATCGCCCTCGTGGGGTTCGGTGTTTTCCTCAAAGTCGTGCCATGCGGCGAATACCCGAACATACCCGTTTCCGGTTTGCCCCTTCTTGTAGTCCTCAAACTCCACGGCGTTTTGCCAAGTGTTGTAGAACGCCCCTCCGGCTCCATTGGGGGTGGACTCCTCGATGACGATAGTATCAGGCTTGGCGGGTACGCAGTTGCGGATGGCCAAGAGGATCTTTTCCCCAGACCGCTCCCCCGCCCTTCGGTAGTGGGCAACCTCCGAGCAAAGCAGGGCTTGTAGGGTCATGGATCGGCCGGCCCCGGGGTCATTGGCGGTTTCCTTGACGATCCTAGATCCGTGGCTGAATTCCCCCCGGCTTGGGTTATAGGTGTTGCCCCAATCCAGCGAATCGTTCTCAATATAGCGGTTTGCCATGTTGAAAAGGTTCTGCGACGTGTCCAACTCGTCCCCAATTAAACAGGCTGACACGTTGGGTGCAGATCTGACAAAATGGGTTATGACGGCTGACGTTATGGTTGAGCTTCCCATTTGCCGGGGTTTCAGCACCACCAGCCGAATCGGCTTTTTATTGTCCCGCATGAACGCAACAATCTCGGCCACCCTGCGCTGAAGGTAGTTGGCAACCGGATTAACCAGCTTGGCATCCTTGTTGAGGATTTTTGTGAATCCCTCCCACCAGACAAGGAACTCCTTCCTTGCGATGGCTTGAACTGCTTCGAGCGTTATTTCTTTTTCGGCCATTGGTAATTGACCGATTTGCCCTGGCCCCCGGAACTTTCCGTTACCGGCCACCCATACGGAGCCGTTTTCCACATTCCAAAGCTCGGGTTGAGCCTGCGCTTTTCGGACAAAGACTTGGCTTTATTTTTGCGTTTCATTTTTCCACCCATCAGCTGGGTCTTGCTTTTTCTTGAATCTGACGCGAATAGCGTCATGCACCTCTGAAACCTCCGTGGTCAGCGCGACCATCGGTTCTCCGTTTTTGACGTACAGCCTCAGAAATCCCTCGTCCCAAAGGTATTGCATCACTTGAATACAGCGGTCTTCTCGGCTCATAGATCAATAGATTGCATATTTGTTGTTTAGGTATATTTCAATTTCCGCGCATTCTTGATTAGTTAGCTGGCGGCTGTATGCCGCTATTTCAGCAATGTAACATTTAGATTGCTGGGTTCCGCTGCCGTCATTTCCGACATACACAAATGA